ACAACTAAAACAAGACTAAGATGGAAATAGGAATGTATACCATAGAATGGATAGACGAAGACTACCTAATAGTTACTTATAATATAGATGGAGTTCCATTTATGAAAAGAAAAATATGCGGTGGGGATTTGGAAACAGCAATATCCACTGTGTTTATGAAAACACAAGTAATAGAACTAAAACAAGACTAAGATGGGTAAAATGAAAGAGCTTGCTATACAGCAAGGAGAGCAGCAAGAGATGGAATCACTCCATAATAATCATCACATGGAATCTATCATAATGAAAGCAGAAGCACAACAACAAACAGAGAACTTACTATACGAAGAGCTACTGTTAGACAAACAAATTAAACAAGACAAAAAAGATAACTCAAGTGACTGAAAAAGAAATCATTAAAGAACTTATGATTATGCTAGACACTGTCAATATTGATATTACTAGTATGAATTATAAGAAGTGGAAAAAATACGAACAAGCAATTAATGCTGCAGATAAACTATTAGGAAATGACTAGAAATGAATTTTTAGTAAGCGGAAAGTTAGACTTTACCGTTAGCAAACAAACGATGTACACACAGTCAGATATAACTGACTACAAAGAAACACCATTCTTTGCAACAGTAAACAATACTACAGGTGAGGCGTTAGGCCCAGTACGTAGTGCATACACTGTTAAACAAAACAGTGAGCTGTTAGATGTAGTACTAAACAAGATAGGCGAAGGTAAGTATAACCTTAATGAATCTAAATGTGGTGTATTTAACCACGGTAGAAAAGTATACTTCTTTATCAAGACTACACATCAGTCTGACTGGGGTCAGGAAAAAGCAGACACTTATGTATATGCATTATCATCACACGATGGTAGCCAAAAATTAGTGTTCGGAGTATGTAATCAAATACACAGTTGTTCTAACATGTTTGGTGCGCTAATGAACGATAAAGATAAGAATCATATAGTTAAGCACACTAAATCTATATCAGATATAGAAGGTAGTAACACCTTAGATGAGATGATTAAGAATAACATCACAGGTATAGCCAATCTTATGAAGACTATGCAAAGACATTCTATAGACATATCACTTAATAGTGAGTTGGTAAGCGGTGTGATGGATTTAGTAGCAAACTCTAAGAACAAGAGAAAGACAGCCATATACCACGAAAGAAGAGACTTAATAGAGCAATGTATATTGACTGAGTTTAATGAGAAAGGCGATACTTATTACGGGTTGTTTAATGGTGTAACTAATTACTTAACTCACCATACTAATTCAGAAGATAATGTTATGGATAACATTGCTGGTAATTCTAGTGATATATCCAAGAAAGCTGTACAAATAATCATAAAGCACATGAAGGAGAATCAATGTCTGAACTAACCAAGGCAGCAAACAACCTTATAAGTTTATGGGAAGAGTCTAGGCTTGGTATAAATCTACTCTCTTTCTTAGTCCTTGAGTATCACGCGTCCACTCAACAACATGAGATAGGACACGAGGTGCTTAAGGATATATACGGTTATACAAATGAACAGTTAGAATCGTCATACAGTGAGCTTGAATACTATGGTTATATAATCATTAAGCATGACTTCATAAGCTTTACTAGCAAGATGAAGTCCCTCTTCACTGCACCACAAAGAAGAATGTCTGGTATGGAGAAGATGAAGATGGAAGAAGGCTTTGAGTTATTCTGGAAAGCTTACCCTATTAAGGTAGGTAAGAAGAAAGCAAAGTTTGAATGGATGAGACTAAGACCTGAAGAGAAACTTGTTGCCACTATAATGGAGGCTATTAAAATACAAGTAAAGTATAAGGCTGACTCGGAAAGAAGTAATAAGTTTGTACCCGAATTCCAACACGCTGAGAGGTGGATAAAGAATGAACGGTATGAAGATGAGTATGTAGCAGGTACTAACTTCATTAAGAGGATGAACAATAAAACAAGTAGAGATGAACGATGACATAGAATTAATACTGTTAAGTAAGCTTATAAACAAAAAGTCTGACTACTATGAATATAGTGAGATGCTTTCTCCTGGACTATTCAATACTAAGGTATATAGAAGTATATATGAATGGTTAGATGAAGAGTATCAAGCAGGTCGTAAGTTTGATTTGCTTAAAGCTAGTAGTGAGATTAAAGGTGATGCACAGATACATTTCCAATTAGCTCAATGCTTAGATAGCGGTATTAGTTATATGCATAATACTCTTACATGTATTAACTTTCTTAGGAATAGTCATAAGAAGACAGTACTAAAATCTATATGCCAAGATGTATTAGTAAACATTATCGACTCTGACGTTAACGAAGAGATAGATAAGATTGAGAAATCTTTAATAGATATAAACAAGAATGAACAAGGTTCTATTGTAGATATTAAAGAGCATCTTAAAGATACTATCAAGGTTATAGAAAAGAATTCACTATCACTAGGTATAAGCGGTATTACATCAGGGTTCGAATCTATAGATAAGTTCACGGGAGGTTGGCAGGAGCAAGACCTTATAATCGTCGGTGGAGCATCATCTATGGGTAAAACTTCCCTTGCATTAGCTTTCGCTACAAATGCAGCTAGAGGAGGTAATAACAGCGTTGTATTCTCTTACGAGATGTCTGTTACACAGTTAATGTCCAGGATAATCAGTGTTGAGACAGGAATTGACAATAGATACCTTATAAAAGGTACTTTAACTAGCGATGAGTGGGGTTCGATACATACAGCATCTGGAGTAATAGAAAGACTACCACTGTATATAGACGACTGTAAGAGTACAAGCTTAAGATATTTGCTTAATAAAATTAGGCAGTATGTAATTACTAGGGGCGTTAAACTTGTGATGATAGATTATCTACAGCTTGTGAGCAACATGCTTAAAGGAAGAAGTAGAGAGCAAGAAGTATCTGTCATCGCAAGGTCCTTAAAAAATATTGCGAAAGAGCTTAACATAACAATCATAGCTTTATCACAATTATCAAGAGGAGTTGAACGCAACGAAGGATGCAGACCAATGATGTCTAACCTAAGAGAATCAGGCGAGATAGAACAGGCAGCAGACGCAGTAGTGTTTGTATACAGACCAGAGTATTACAATATACAGAACGATGATGTTGGAAACAGCACAGAAGGAATGGCTGAGATTATATTTGCTAAAGGAAGAAACATAGGAGTAGGTAGTAAATGGCTTAAATGGATTAATTACCTAACTAAGTTTGAAGATATTGAAGATAATTCCTTTTGTTAATAAATAAAAACATTATATTTGTAAAAGTTATGAAAACATCTAAAGACGTTATAGATACCATCAGTAAAGACCTCCCATTTTCCAAGGAAATCATCAGAAAAGTTGTTAATAAGACGTTTACTGAAATAAAGGAGCGTGTAAGTAAAGATGAAAAGATAATGCTAAGAGGCTTCATGAAGTTTGTTTGTGCTACCAAAAAGAAAACCAAAACGTATAACCTAGAAGACTACAAAAAGTTGAAAACAAAAAACAAATGAAACCAAACATTATAGTAGTAGGAAAGAGTGGCTCAGGTAAGTCATCGTCCTTGCGTAACCTTAACGCAGAAAGAACAGCAGTATTAAACACAGAGAGAAAGCAACTACCATTCAGAGGAGCAAAGAACTTCAAGAATATGCCTATCCCCGACCTTAATACTTTCAATACAGCATTCAAGAAAGCTGTTGAATCTCCAGACATTGATACTATCGTAATAGAATCATTCACTTCTCTTATAGAAATGATATACAGAGAGGCTGATGTAAGATTTAAAGGCTTTGATGTATGGTCTTTTTATAATAAGGAGATAGACCGAATCCTAAACATGAGCAAGAATACGCAGAAGTATATTATATACTTAGCTATAGACGGTGCTTATGATGGAGAAGACGGGGTACAAGAAAGATTTGTAGCTGTCGATGGTAATAGATGGAAGAAGAGAGTAGAGAAGGAATTTGTCCTATGTCTATTCACTGATAACCATTATTCAAATGAAGATGGAGGTACTAAGCACAGGTTTAGAACTCAGTCTCAGGGTAAAGATTCAGCGAAAAGTCCTATGGAAATGTTCGATGAACTCTATATAGACAATGACCTTGCACAGGTAATAGAAAAGTGTGAAGAGTATTATAAATAGTAACAACTAAAGAAAACAATTATGTTTCCAGATTTAAACACAGTAGAGGTAAAAGAACAGACAAGTTATTTACCAGCAGGTATACACCAAGTGAGTATAGTTGAAATGAGTAACTCTAATCAAAAACAAGGATACACAGGTACGCCTTATGTAGAGTTCAAAGTATCTAATGACCAAGGTGTTTCAAACCTTAGATTTAGTGGAGTAGAAAAAGGTATAACGTCAGAGAACGCAGCACGTGTTCGTACTGAAATCTTTAAAGGATTCTTACAGTCAGCAGGAGCTAAGTCTTTCAATGACCTACCTAAAGCTTGTAAAGAGACTATGGGCGGTAAGATTACTGTATGCTTAAGAGAGCGTGAGTATTGGACTAACGATAAAGAAACAGGAGCACCTGTAGTTAAGAAGATGGTAGAGTATAAGTTTGCAAGTGCAGCAGGTAAATCTGTTACATGGAAGGATTCTTACAACAAGAATCTTTCAGAGACAGACCAAGCAGCGTATCAAGCTGCACACGATGCATTCATTGGTAGTAATTCTGTAGTGGCTGATGATTCAATGCCCTTCTAAATAAAAATATGTAGCGAGTTGGAACTAGCGACTCGCTACAATATTTTATTGTTTAACTAATTCACTATCATGCAGTCAAATGAAATCTTCATACCCTTCAATGTAAGTTCTAGTAAGAACAGTAAGCAATGGACAGGTAAAATGCTGATAAACAGCAAAGCAACAAGAGAATACATAAAGAAAAGCAAAGGAGATTACTTGAAAAACAAGGAAAAATTCTTAAAGCTTACTAAAGGACTAAATACACCGTTACATATATCGTTCTATTTTATACGAAATAGTAAGAGAAGATTTGATTACATCAATCCAGCTCAAACTGTTCAAGACCTTATGGTTAAGTATGGCTATATAGAAGATGATGATGTGTTTAACTTAGTACCATACTTTCATGGATACCATGTTGATAAAGAAAACCCAGGAGTAATAATTAGAATCCTTACAGATGCCAACGAACAAGAAACAAAAGAGAGTCAGTCAATTTAATGATGAAGTTACTGGTGTATATACACAGTGGCTACATGCATTAGACCATAAAAGTGCTATCGCTGAAGCTCTATGCTTATATAAAGAACTACCTGAAATTCGTAGAACCGAAATAGCACAAGAAGTTATAGATGTAGCTATGCTAAAGAGATTACAACAAGACACTGAAGTTGAAGTTATAAATATAGAGACAGATGAGTAAGACAAAAGACACACACGCAACAAGGCTAATAGCCTATCTAAAAGAATATGGTAGCATTACATCGTTAGATGCATTCAAGGAACTAGGTAACACTAGGTTAGCCGCTACTATCTTCATTCTTAAAGACCAAGGATACAAGTTTGATACAGAAAACATAAGCGTTCCAACAAGATGGAATGATTCAGCAACAGTAGCTAAATATACAATCAATGCGGGAAAGTAAAAAGTTAGAAGACAGTTACATAGTAGACGATGAATCTTACTTTGCTGATAACATGTATGTAACCAATAGTATGCTTAAACAGTTAATGTCTGGTAGTACTATGAGGTTAGAGCATTATTTAAACATGGAGCATAAAGAGTCTGAATCATTATTAGTTGGTAGTGCATTTCACTGCTATCTATTAGAACCAGAAGATTTTGATAAGCGTTATGTATACGCTCCAAAGATTGATAAAAGAACTAAGGTAGGTAAGGAAATGTACGCTGCATTCTTAGAAGAGATTGGAGATAGAAAAGCTATACCAGCTCACTACGAAAATGTTTTCGAATGTATGTATAGTAACATTACAAGAAACTTGAATGCCAACCATCTAATTCAAGAAGCTGAAGGTCGTGAGACTATTCATTTCTGGGAAGATGTTAAGACAGGGCTTAAGTGTAAAGGTAAAGTAGACATTGAAGGTAAAGATTATCTAGTTGATATAAAAACAACAAGCAAAGGAGCAGACCACGAAAGCTTTACTAAGTTTGTAAACGACTACAAGATAACCCAACAAGCAGCATTCTATTTAAACGGAACACAAAAGAAAGATTTCTATTTCATTATGGTAGAACTTAAAGCACCATTTGGTGTAGGTATATACAAGATGAGTCCTGAAGCTATTGAGTTTGGTAACAAGCAAATAGATTCTACTATAGAGTTATATAAAAAATACATTAACGAAGAATTATCTTCAGACCTTAACGGTGGTAATATAGTAATAGTTTAATGGAAGAGCAATTAGTATTTGTATACGGAACACTGAAAGAAGGACATCCTAATAATAGTTTAATGCATGACTCTAAGTTAATAGGTAGAGCTATTACTATAGGTAAGTATGCTATGTACCAATATGGTATTCCTTATGTCTCTAAATCTTCAGAAACATCTAACATATCAGGGGAGGTTTACAGTGTAGACGAAGTGTCTTTACATAATTTAGACATACTTGAACACCATCCAGAATGGTATGTAAGAGAGAAAGTTCCTGTCAGAGTAATAGACAGGGAAGGTGAAATAAAAACAGTAGAAGCTTGGTTGTATTTTAATGAAAATATACCACTTAAAGCTAAGTTAATTGAAACAGGAATTTATGGACACAAAAAATCAAGCAGGCTTAACGCCTTACTATTTTAACAAGGAAGTTAGAAAAGAAATAGACATACTACTAGTCAAGAACGCTAGTATACAAGCTAACCTAGGAATAGATAGCACTAAAAAAGAAAAACATGAAGGACACCTCAAGGCAAAAGAAATTAGCAAGCAGATTAAATCCCTGGACAGTAGCTTCGCAAAGAGTGCATTCCCTGAGTATACCAAACAGTGACAAAGATATAATAATTCAACTGTTTAAGAAAGCTTATACAACCAACAGCATTGAATTGTTACATATAGGTACAAGAAAAAGAAAGTTTGTGGAAACACAAGCTATAATAATTGCTGTAATATATGAGTACTTCAAGATAACCCTAAAACAATTAGGTTATATAATAGAGAAACACCATGCAACATCACTTCATTATATAAACCTATATGAAGATGTGTTATGTTCAAAAGATAAGAACAGAGAACTGTATGAAATGTTAGCTGATTATATAAACAAAGAACTTTATGGTAATGGAGGTAATGAATCGTATAACGTATTCTCAAAAGACAACAAGGAACTTAAAATCCTTTGTAAGAAATTGATATTAGAGAATAAAACATTACATGCTAACATACAGAGTATAAAGGCTATAGTAAATGTATAGTATACCTATATACTTAAACAATTTAACTTATCATGTAAAACAATACGGAAAACGTAAAGGCGAAATAGTTATTATAGATAAAGTATTAATTAAAACTAGCATAGAAATATGCTTAGGTAATACATTAGATATGCTTAACAACACAGAATTTAATAAATATCTTATTGGTAGATTAAAAATTAACAATAAGAAATTATTAGGCTGTGAAATTAAAATAATAAACGTTGAGCCTATATGTCAGTGCGGATATACAACCAAACGATTTAAGCAAGAGTAAACTATTACTAATCCGACCGATAGCAGCGTGATGGCTATAAATTATTTTAAATCATAGGGATTTAAAAGTCAGCGTTGGGGAGGGCGGGATTCCTTCCCAACCATTGACTAGGTATCACTAGGATAGAGATAAATTCTTGTCTCAAATATAGGAGATAATAGAGACA